GCGGCGGCGCGTGCTACGAAAGACGGCGACCTGATGGAGTGGACGCTTGGCGCAACTGAGGAACATTGTCCTGAGTGCGCTGGTCTGCATGGAAAGGTTGCGACTAAATTCCAATGGTCGAATAGCCAATACAAGCCGCAAAACCCGCCCAATGAGATGCTAACTTGTGGCGGGTGGCGTTGCGATTGTAAACTAATGCCAACGGAAAAGAAGGCGACAATTCCCGCCGATGGTATAATCACTATATGACAGATAATAACGAAGCATGGCATAAATATAAATTCGGCTATTCAAAAAAGTTTAGCGATAACTGGTCAAGGATATTCGGCAATGATAAGCACAAAGATAGTGACACGAGGCTTGGCGAAAAGAAACAACATGACGCGGCTAAAGCGTGGAATGAGTCCAGTGGCAACGAGAGCGGCGGCGAAGTACCTAGTCGGCAACAAAAGGCGCGGGCTAAAGCATGAGCCGAGATACAAAACGATAAAGCGCAAACGCGCCTATGGAAAAACCTTTTTTACTGACAAGCAGAGAAAGTGGTTTTTTTGGGCTTTGCGAACTGGCAAGATAAAGCCAGGACGAAACAACAGAACACATGAAATGAGCAACGGTTGGGAAGTTGTGAAAACTAAAAGCGGCGCAAACATAGTAAACCGCGTCAAACATGCCATATGGAGTTATGATAACAAAAGGCAAGCGCGGCTTAATAAATTAGTCGGCTGGCGTAAAATCAAAGACATAGAAAATCCTAGCAACAAAAAAGGGATGCTGAGAGCAGCAGATCAAGCAGTTCAAAGATTTATAAACGATTTGCAAAAATAGAACGAAGGTGCTATAATGCCCTTAGTAAGAACAATTAAATAAATTGCACTAGAGGCAAATAACGATTTTGCGGTGCATGTAACAAAGCCTGAAAAGGTGATTTTGTTGCATGTGCCGCTTTTGTGTTATAGGAGAGACTTATTATGGAAAATATCTTTTTTGGTGATACCGTCAAGGCTTTGGGTGATGGCAAGGTCGTCGGGTATCTCGTCCGCTTTAGTAACCAAGAAATGCCAGACTTAGAAGACGACTTCTTTACTGCTAAAACTGAATTCGGAACGAATACAACCCCGCCAGTGGTTTATCATCACGGCATGGATAGCACGCTAAAGGCTAAGATCATCGGTACAAGCGAATTGAAGTTCGATGAGTTGGGCGTGTGGATTGAAGCGCAATTAAATATGCGTGATGAATACGAGCGTGCGGTCTATGGCATGGTTGAAGCTGGCAAAGTTGGCTGGTCATCGGGCGCAATCTCTCACCTATATGAGAGCGAAGAAACCGAAAAAGCACGTTGGATTAAGACGTGGGTTATCGGGGAAGCAAGCATCACCCCCACCCCAGCAGAGCCGCTAAATAATGTACTAACGCTGAAATCTTTCTTAGAGAGCGGTGCTACCGCTGAGAGTGACGAAGGCGAAAACGAAAATAAAACTATTGAAGAGGTCAAAATGAAACCCGAAGAAAAAGAATTGGATTTAGGCTATGATGAAACCGCCGAAACCGTAGATGTCACCGAATTGGTACAAGATGCGGTCGCAGAACAAATGAAAGCTTGGGAAGAAAAACAGGTCATTGATAAAGCTGGCGTTGCCGCCAAGCGCGTTAATGTCAACAGCAAAACCAAGCGCGGCGATAGCGAGACGAAAGCCTTTGCATATTTCGCCCGAACAGGTGACGAAGGCGCAATCAAAGCAAGCAATGATACTGATATGAATATCGGTACCGATGCAGACGGCGGTTATACCGTTCCCACTGGTCACTATAACGGCATCATCGCAAAACGTGATGAAAGTATGCTCTCTGCTAAATTGGGCGTACGGATGATTCCCGGGACAGGCACAACCGTAAATGTCCCGCTCGACAACGAAGCTGATGGCGAATTTGTCGTAACTGGCGAGGCAAGCGGTTTCGACCGTGACGCCCCTGCGCTCTCCACCGTAGCAATGACGCTACTCAAGTACACCAAGAAAATTGAACTCTCTTATGAGTTGCTCCAAGATGAAGATAGTCGATTGATGGCTTTCCTTGCTGATTTCGTTGGGCGCGGCATGGCTAAAACGCACAACGATTTACTCTTGACCGAAGTTGCCGCCAATGGTACGCAATTCAAAGAGTTTGCAAGTGCAACCGTCATTGCAGTAAACGAACTGGAAACCATCCCGTTCAATAGTGCGCTTGGTAACTATTTAGATGAAGCTGGCTCGGTTGGCTGGGTTATGCAACGCCCCGTACATGGTGAAATCGTGTTACTGGATGACGCGAATACCCGCCGCTATGCTTCTAATACCATGCCCGATAGCACAGGCGTGTTTGCCCCGTCCTTGCTCGGTTACCCCGTGCATTACAGCGCAAAAGCTGGCTTGACCGCCGCAAATGCTAAAAGCGTATTCTTTGGTAACTGGAACTTTGTGGGTAAGCGTGAAGCCCCTGGCTTTACCGTTCTGCGTGACCCATACTCCAAAGCCGCAAATGGTCAGGTAGTGCTTCATTACTACTTTAGAACTGTTTATGACGTTCTGCAAGCTGAAGCAATTGGCTATGGCGATCACCCAACAGCATAATGAAAACCGTTGCTCTGGTAGGCTTCAATAAAACTACGATGAAATACCACACCAAAGCCCCGAAAGGGGCTGAGGTGTGGACTGTGAATCACGCTTGGAAGTACGATATTCCCAAGATAGACAGGCTCTTTGAAATACACCTACCAGAGCATAGACTAACCAGCAACATAATAACAAAAGAGCATGATGTTTGGTTATCAAAAGAACACGACTTCCCGATTTATACGCTTCCTAGTACCTATGAAAAGATACCGTCAAGCGTAGCATACCCCTATGATGAGATAGTCGCAGAGCATTGCGGAAACCTATTAGCGGGCGACAAAGTTCAAAAAGTCTTTACATCATCTTTTGATTACATGCTTGCGCTTGCTATCCACGAAGGCTTCAAAAAGATTTATATTTACGGCTTCGCTATGCGTGGGAATAGCGAATACGGTTACCAGCGAGATGGATTAGCCTATTGGCTAGGATATGCTAACGCACGCGGTATAAAAATAATACAGCACGCGAAAAGCACGTTACTACGCCCTAAGGTTTACCATAAAGGAAGTCAGATGATTTCAAGGCAGATGGCAGAACATCATATTCAAACGCACGAAGAACAGGTTAAAAGATTAGAAAACCAATTAGCAGAGAAGCAAGGCGCGTTAGGTGTTCTTATCTCTTTGCATCAAAATAAAAAAGTCTCTGATAACGTGGTACAGAAGGCACAGACCGACTACTGGCAGATAGCTGAGAACTTGCAAATAGCACGCGGCGCGGTTGGTGCGGTCAAGATGCTTTTGGATGACCACGACACGGAAGGGCTAAATGGCGATAACTAACGGGTACATTACCCTAGCAGAATTTAAGAACGAGCTGAATATTACAAGCAATACTAACGATTCTTGGCATGAGGACATCATAGAAGCCGCAAGTCGCCTGATTGATAATCACACGGGGCGCAGGTTTTACGCCACCACGGAAACAAGATACTATTCGCCTGATCAATCCTATCTTTTACAGGTAGACGATCTCCTGACTGTCACCACGTTGAAAACAGATGATAGTACAAGAGCATACGCGACCACGTGGGAAACTACGGATTACGATTTGCATCCATTGAACGCAGGTGCAGACGGGCGACCCTATACAGAAATTGGCACAACGGTAAATGGTGATTATGTTTTCCCGCATTATATAAAGGGCGTTGAGTTAGCTGGCTCTTTTGGCTTTTGTACTCTTGTGAACGCCCCGCCAGACGTCAAGGCGGCGTGCATGATGTTATCGCTTCGCGTGTTCAAGCGATATGATACCCCGCTCGGCGTTACGGGTGGCTCGGTAGGAACGCAAGCAATCAGAATACCAAGCGTGATTAATGACCCTGACATTGTGGCTTTGCTTACACCTTATAGGCGGTTAGTATGACACTTCAAGCCGCTGTTGAGCAGGTGCAAGATTTGATGGGCGCGGTCAGCGGCGTAAAATCTGCCCCTGACTATCCCCCCGAAAATATCAATGAGTACCCTTTTGTAGTTGCGTACATGGGCGGCGGTGAGATTGTTTTCGACACTCCATCCGCTTATAAAGGATTGCATACAATCATTATTGAATTGCACATTGCGAGAAAAGACTTACCTAATGATATTGAGATTGCCGCGCCCTATGTGGACAGTATACCAGCCGCTCTAATGGCAGATGCTACGCTCGCTGGAACGGTGAATTTATTCGATAATATTACTTATGAATTTACAGAGATGCTATGGGACGCGGTAGAGACAATCGGCTTTAGATTTTCAATCAATGGTGTATCTCAAAGGAGTTGTTAGATGCTTAAATATATAGGCGGCGGGGACGCTCTTATTGGTGTACCCGCAAGAGACTTATCAAACGAAGAAGTTAAGGAACTTGGCAAAGCCGCCCTTTTGAATTCTGGCTTGTACCAAGAAATTAAAACAAAGGCTAAAAAGGCGGCAAAGCCGCAGGTGACTAAATGAGTGGTATTAAAGTATTACGAAAGATTCAACTTGGCGGCGAGACAACCGCAGGAACAGCCGTTGCCGCTGATTTCATTTGGCGCGGTATTGCCACGGGCTTAGAAGATACACGGGAGAAAGTACGCCCAGAAGAAAACGTGGGTTTGACTTCTATGACAACCCGCCAATATACGCCCAAGATCGCGGCACAATTGAGCATGGCGGCAACAGAAGCCACATTCGAGCAGTTGCCCCATATTCTCGAAGCGGCTTTGATGAATGCAACCCCAGTGCAAGACGGGGCAGGGTCTGGGTATCTTTATACCTACAACTTACCCACGACAGCGCGAGCGGTCACAGACATCAAAACTTATACGATTGAAGGTGGCGACAATCAGCAAGCCGAGGAAATGGCTTATGCTTTTGTTAGCGAGTTTGAAATCTCTATGAACGCTGGCGAAGCCTGGATGGTATCTGCCACCTGGCAGGGACGGGAAGCGAGTACAACCACCTTTACAGGCGCGCTTGCTATCCCTTCAATTGAAGAAATCCTGACACAAGAAACGAAGCTGTATATTGACGCGGTGGGCGGGACGATTGGCACGACAGAGATTGCTTGTACTTTGCTGAGCGCGACCCTGAATATAACCACAGGATTAATTGCACGCTTCACCGCGAGCGGAGAATTGTTTTTCTGCGTTGCTGAAGATGTCGGAATGCGCGGCACGTTAGAACTAACTTTCTTGCATAATACAACCGCCGTTGCTACTAAAGCCAATTGGCGAGCTGATACCCCCGCTCTTGTAAGATTAGAAGCGGACGGCTCTGCGCTCGACACGGGCGCAACCTATACTTATAAAACCGCGCAAATTAATTGCGCTGGTATTTGGAACACATTCGATGATTCAGACGGTGACGACGAAGGCACAAATACCGCCGTTGCTACTTTGGATTTAGGCTATGATGAAACCGCCGCGCTTCTTGGTAGCATTTTAATTGTGAATGAACTAACCGCGCTCCCGTAGTGCGAAAGGCTAGACAATGAAAGTCGAACATAAAAAGTTAAAAGTGACCGCAGAGATTCACGCGGATTTTACGCAGAAACAGCTTGAGACATATCAAGAAACTTTGCTTGAGAGAGCGAAGGAATACAAATCAGGCGCGGCTTATAATCGAATTATGGTAGAAGCCGCGCAAGAGGCGAAGATCGTCACAGACTTAGAAGGTGATGCAACCCGCCCCGCCGTTGTGATGTGGCTTACTCAAAAGATACGCGCTACAGTAGACGAAGCGACAAAAATCCCCCCAGAATGATTCTAGCGGCGGCTGATTATGCACTAGGCAAAAAAGATGCCGTCCCGCCGTTAGAACTCTCTGATTATTTCAAGTGCGAACTTTTTTCATCTTTGCCTAATGGCGGGGGTTGGAAGCAAGAGCCGTTTCGCTGGTTGCAACGTGTGACGGTTTTCGTCAATGTTTATAACGCGATAAAGAGCCACAGCGAAGCCACCAAGAGATTGAAAGGAAAAGACTTGGGCGAATGGCTCGCTAATAATAAGCAGACGCTTAATGTAATCTTGCATATCGAAGAACTAAGAGGCGAGCATGTCAAAAATTGAAATCATCGTCGAAGCCGAAACAAAGAAGGCACAGCGAGAACTTGAAAATCTCAATGATGAAATAAGCCGAACTGAAAACGAAGCCGAAAAGCAGAATGACGCTTTTGGCGGTACTGCCGTATCTCTGAACGCAATGATTGAGATTGCACAACAAGCAGTTGAAGCACTTAAGGCGATTTATGCAACGGCGAGAGAAGGGGCTGAACTAAACTTCTTGCAAGGCAAATTTGAAAACCTAGCAGAATCAATAAACACAACAGCGGATGCGCTACTCGAAGAAATGCACATAGCGACTAAAAACACGATGTCGGATATGGAAGCTATGGCAACTGTGACGGAGTTAGTCGGCTTGGGCTTGGCGGGTGATGCAGAGGAAGCTGTAAGATTGGCGCGGGTGATGTCTGGGTTAAACATGAATTCAAATCAATTGACCTTGACCCTTACCAATATGACCACCATGCGCTTTGATGCTTTGGGTGTGCGCGTGGACGGCTTCAAGGAACGATTGCAAGACCTGAAGGATCAAGGGCTTGACACGGATTCAGCTTTCAAAGAAGCCTTTTTGCAACAGGCAGAAAGACAACTTGACTTAGTTGGTGATGCCGCCGACAGTCAGCTAGGAACATTCAAGAAACTAGAAGCGCGCTTCAAAAATCTTGGCGATGAAAACAAGACTTTCATATCGGATGCTTTAGAGCCTTCAATAGCTTTATGGTTAGACCAAGCCGAAGCGATAGACGAAGCAGTCGAAGCGTATGACGAATTATTCGGAGAAGCGTTAGCACCTGATTTGTATTTGCGCAACAGAGATGAGATAGACGAGACCATTAAAAAACAACGCGAATGGAATGATTTTACCGATAAAATGCCGCAGAGCTTCAACCGCATGGAAGCCGCAATCAAGGAAAGCACAGAGCCGATGAAAAGTCTCTCTTTCGCTTTTGGTGGGTTACTAGATGCCACGAAGCAATCAGGCGCGGAATTGGACAAGTTTCACGCAGAGCAGGAAAAGCTAAACACAAGTCTTGATGAAGGCAAAATAACGCTTGATGAATACAATCAAGCAATAGACGCTAATACCGAAAAGTTTGAAGAAAATACAAACAAGCGGATTCTAAAGCGCGTAGAAGAACGTCTCGCCGCTGATGGATTAACGGTAGCAGAGGAAGAATTTTTGCTTCGCCAAGGTCTGGCAATGGGGCTGTATACAGAAGAATATATTCTAGAAGCGGGGCGTGTTATTCAGGAAACTGAAAAGATGGTTGCTGATTTCAACGCTCTTGATGGTAAGCGTGTTTCCGTTTTTGTTACGACTTTTCTAAACTCAATCGGCGTTTCAGAGGGCGGTCTTTCAAAGATGCCTGGCTTTGCGCGGGGTGGGATTGTGAACGCGCCTGCCTCGGGTGCGCCTGCAATGTTGCACGGACACGAAGCCGTGATACCGCTTCAAAATGGGGCTGTACCTGTAGACTTGGGGCGCGGTGGCGGGGCTGGCGTGACGCTGGTCTATTCCCCCGCAATCTCTTTAGGAACGGAGCAAGAAGCGCAGGACGTTCTACTACCATTTATACAGCGCGGTATTAGAGAGGCTCAAGCCGTATGACGCTGAGAACTTATAAAACGAACAAATATGGGAGCGGTGCGCTTTACGGGGAGAGCGACACCGAGAGCCTTGCATGGGGCGTGGAAGTAGATTGGGATCAAGACGGGCTATTTGATGGCACGAATGAAGCCGAGTATATGACGAACATCCATATTGAGCGCGGCAAGCGGTCATTCATAAAACCACGCGGTCAAGGCTTTGAAGCTGTACGCACGGGGCAAGCACGGATAGAACTATCAAATATAGATGGGCGTTATGATGGGTTTAATGAAGATAGCCCCTTATACCCTAACGTGATAGCGGGACCAGACGTAAAAATCAGGGTCCGAGATATTGAAAACGGTGTAATCTACCCCGTGTTCTATGGCTTTATTACTGACATCAAAACAAAGGGCTATGGCAAGAGTGCTAAAGTTACTTTATATATCAGGGACGGGCTAGAATATCTCCGCAATTATTCGGCGCGTGTGGCGGTTACAACAGGCGACACCCCCGCAGAAGTTATCGCGTACGTTTTAGATTATGTCAATTTCCCGACCCGTTGGGGGCAGGACTTGACCAGTGACACGGACACAATTAATTACTTTTGGGCAAGCGGCAATAAGAACGCGCAAAGCGTAATTGATGACATGGTTGAATCCTTCTTGGGTTATTTCTATATGAGCAACGAAGGCAAGGCGACTTATATTCCAAGAACGGATATTACTGACAGCGGGATTGAACTAGACGAAGATTATCTCTTGAAAGACATCGGGCTTCCGCAACCTTTTGAGAATAACAAGAACGTAACCAGAATAAAGGCACATCCCCGCACGGTGGCTTCAACGGGCGTTATCTGGCAACTTTTGGGCGATGTGCCAGCGGTGCAAACGGGCGCGGGGAACGCTGAGATTATATGGGCGAATTATACTTATAATGACATCCCTGTACCAGCGGAGAGCGTTATAACGCCGCTTGCTACTACTGACTTTCTGGTTAATTCCCAATCGGACGGTGGCGGGACGAATTTGACCGCTTCCTGCACGGTTGGCATAACTGACTTCGGAGACACCGCAAAGCTAACGGTTACGAATACGTCTGGAAGCGTTGGTTATGTGACCAAGCTGCAAATCAGGGGCGATGCGATCTACGAGCAAAACGCGGCAGATGTCACCTATCCCAAAGATGAAAGCACGGTTACGCAACCCAGAGAATTAACGCTTGATTTGCTTTGGCAGCAGGATTTGAACGTGGCGCGTGATTTTGCCGATTTGATAGGCTCTTTCATGGAGACAAATTATCCTTTTCCTACCGTGAAAATTGAGCAACGTCCTGATTTGCAATACTCACTTGACCTTTTCGACATCGTGACCCTGACCATGCCAACGCTAGGAATTAGCGGCGAAAGTTACCGCGTGGCTGGGATTACACACGATAGCAGAACGGATAATTGCCAGAGCATTATCACAACTTATTACTTAGAGCCTTATATCAGTTTCGAGAACTTTTGGACTTTCTCAATCCAAAATTTCGGAGTTGATACCAAGTTCGGAGCGTAGCATGAAAATATATACAGCCTTAGATTATGCAATCAAACGGGACGGAGTAAAGACCGTTAAAGAGCGCGTGCAAAAATACCAGCGCGATTTCAAGAATAAGGGGATGCCCGTCAAGGTTACGTTTAAGCCCGTTGGTAAAGCTATCCCCGCTCGAATATATCAAAGCCACTGGATAGCCGATTGTGAATGTGGCGGGGCTGAGTTCGTAGATTACAACGAGCCTGTTTTCTTTTGCTGGGGATGTGGCAATCAGAAAACGAATGGCGCCGTTCGCCCTGTTTTGTTTCCTAGAAACCGTGAGAAAATCGAAGCTAAAATCTTGGAACGTCCTGTAGTTGCAAAGCGCGGGCTTGATGATATGGCAAAAGCCGAGAGCGCAAAGGCTGAAATATTGGCAGACGGTAAACCGTTAACCCGAAGTTGGGTACAAGGCGAAACTTTAGCGGTCTTAGGCAATCAACAGGATGAAGCAATCAGGAAGGTGAAAGATGGCATTCTCAAATAGTTACACCGCCGTTACTGGCGGGACACTTAGCGCGGCGCAATGGAATACGGGCGTTCGTGACAATTTTACCGCTATCTGGGTTTATACAACGGCGGGCGATTTAGCCTACGCAACATCAAGCACTGCGTTAGCGCGCTTGGGTATTGGCACGGCTGGTCAATCTCTAATCACAAATAGCGGAGCAACCGCGCCAGAGTGGGGG